ATGGCAGAGCGCAAGCGCCGGCAGTACGGAACCGGCGGCGTCTCCTGGGACGCCTCGAAGCAGCGGTGGGTCGGGACGATCGAGGCCGGGGTGACCGCGAAAGGCACCCGCCGCAAGATCAAGGTCTCGGGTCGCACCGAGGCCGAGGCGAAGACCAAGCTCAAAGAGCGGCAGCGGAAGATCGCCGCCGAGGGCCTGCCGGTCGAGGGGGCCTCGGCCCGCGTCACCGTCCAGAAGTGGGCCGGGGAGTGGATTACACGTCGCCCCGCCGAGGTCCGGCACACGTCGGCGGCCACGGACATCTCGCAGGTCCGCAAGTGGGTCATCCCGACGATCGGGCACCGGCGCCTCGACCAACTCACGCCGGCGGACGTTCGCGCGGTCACTGCAGCGATCATCGGCTCCGGGCTGTCGACGTCGACCGCCCAGCGTGCACAGGTCGTGCTGACCAAGATGCTGCGCGACGCGATCCTCGAGGGGTACGACGTGCCGCAACGCGTCCTGCTCGTCCCGGCGCCGGCGAAGGCCGTGAACGACCGGGACGCCATCTCGATAGTCGACGCCCACGCCATGCTTGCCGCGGCCGCCAGACACCCTGATGGTTCGCGTTGGGTCGCCGCGTTCCTCCAGGGCATGCGGCAGGGCGAGTGCCTCGGGCTCACGTGGGACCTGGTCGACCTGGACAACGGGACCATCGACATCTCGTGGCAGCTCGACGCGCTGCCGTACAAGGTGAAGCGCGACCGGTCCTCGGGATTCCAGATCAAGCCAGGCCTCCGCCACCGGCACCTCGTCGACCGGTGGCACCTCGTCCCGCCGAAGACCGCGAACGGGCAGCGGATCATCCCGCTCGTCCCGTGGATGACCGCGGCGCTCGTCGCGTGGCGGGAGATCTGCCCGCCGTCGAACTGGAACCTGGTGTGGCCGAATCCCGACGGCACGCCTCGATCGGATGCCGCCGACAGGGAGGCTTGGTGGGCGCTGCAGGACCAGGCGCACGTCGCCCGGATCGACGACACCGTCGGCCGGCGCTACGAGCTCCACGAAGCGCGGCACACCACGGCCACGCTGCTGCTCGAGGCCGGGGTCGACCCGAAGGTCGTCGAGGCGATCCTCGGACACTCGACCATCGTCACCAGCCGGGGGTACCAGCACGTGTCACAGGCACTTGCGCGCAAGGCGCTCGACGACGTCGCGGCGAAGCTCAACCTGACCCTGCCGGGCGCTGCGATCCACGAACTTCCCACGGCCGGCTGATCAGCTCTACCGACGGAGGCCTCGATCGAGGCCCGACGACCAGAGAGACGGCAGCGTCAGCGACTACGTGAACTCAGTTCCCTCCGGCAGACCGCGACCTGGAAGTACACGCTGGCTTGTCCTCAGCGTTAGTTCGTTCGGGTGAACGTCACCGGACGCGTACGGCCATGGATGTTGGCCCGCAACGGGCAACGCCAAGAACAGCTTCGAGTAGACACGAAGGTAGGCGCTCTGGTGTCCACTTGTCCTTGCAGCGCCGCAAGGCCTCAGGTCAGAGCATTCGGGCGCGGTGTCCACTTGTCAGAACAAGATAGGCACCCCGGTAGACGTACGCGTTCCCAGCCGTTCCCCGCGTTGCCTGATCCCGGCAAACATCACGGGGCTGACCTGCGCATCCACAGCCTGTGGAGTCGGTACCTGGTGTCGGGATCAGCCTCTAGTGTGCTGTTCACCGATCCAAGATGACCGGAGCGGAACGGACTACCAACAGAGCGAACGGCCACCCAGGGTCTCGGTGCTTCCAACACCAAGGGGTGACCGCTCGCGAATCAACCCGCCAAGGAAGATTCGAGCCCATCATGCCCCACAGCACCCCTGAGCCGTCTACCGACCTTGTCACTGTCGCCGAGGCCTCCCGCGCTCTCCGTGTCACCGAGCGGTGCCTCCGCGGCTGGATCGCCGACGGCACCGTCCCCGCATACCGGGTCGGTGGAAAGGTCATCCGCATCAAGCGTCCGGACCTCGACGCACTCCTCCAGCCGGTGGCCGTCGCCACGGTTTGAGTCTCGCTACTCGCCCGACTGCGCGGACTTCCCGCTCCGCTCAAGACCGTCCATCGCGATCCAGACTTCTTCGCCGTGGTTCGAGGAGGCGCGAGCCATGAACTCCGCCGGCTCTTCGTTCTCAGCGAGGTGGTCCATCAGCGTCTCGACGTCGTCGAGGGTGAAGGGCTTCTCGTCCCGAAGCCGGGTCGCGAGGTAGTTCTGCGACATGCCAGCGAGGGCAGCGAGCTGCTTGCCGGAGATGCGGCGGGCCGCCATGCGCGCGCGAATCTCCGCGGAGATCGTGCGACCGAAGACGGAGCGAGTGCCCGGGATGTCGTGAAGCATGAGGTCAGCGTACCCAAGAAACGGGTGCCGCACTCAGAACTTGAGCAACTAACCGATCTGGGTTAGCCTAACCGGCATGAGTTCGCCGCAGAGCATCAGAGACGTGGTGACGGCGGAAGTGCGCGCGGAGATGGGGCGGCAGCGCAAGACAGGCGTAGAGCTCGCAGCCGTTCTCGGGATCAGCCAGCAGTCGGCTTCTCGTCGTCTGCGCGGTGAGACGGGTCTGGACCTCGACGAGGTCGCCGTCGTGGCGGAGTGGCTGGGCGTCGCTCCTCATGACCTGCTCTCCACCCCCTCGCGCATCTCCGCCTAGATCCACCGACAGCAGCGCCCCCGCTAAGCCATGCCGGGCTACGGGGGCACCAACCAAGACAGGAGCCTATCCCGTGACCGATCTGGTCCACATCCCGTTCCGCGGCACCGAGGTGCTCGCGGTCGACGTCGACGGCAAGCCGCACGTCGTGCTCAAGCCGGCGATCGACGCCCTCGGCGTCGACTACGACAACCAGCGGAAGAAGCTCGAGGGCAAGTCCTGGGCAACCACGGTGCTCACCACCGTGGTTGCCGCCGACGGCAAGCGCCGTCAGATGCTCTCGGTCGACGTGCGCACCTTCCTCATGCTCCTGGCGACCATCGACGAGCGCCGCGTCGCCGAGGGCGCCCGCCCGCTCCTCGTCGCCTACCAGTCCGAGGTCGCCGACGTCATCGAGGCGTACTGGACCAACGGCGGGGCCATCAACCCGCGGGCGACCGAGGACCAGCTCACGGTGCTGGCGCAGCAGGCCGAGGCGCAGATGAACGTGATCCGCCTCGCGTCCGGCATCATCGCGCCCGACTACCTCGAGGCCAAGGCCCGCCTGGTGCTGGCCCGGTCGATGGGCGAAGAGCCGGAGATCGAGGACGGCGCGATCCCGGTCGACGTCTACTCGTTCCTCAAGAGCAAGGGCGTGAAGGCCCGGGTCATCGCCCGGTGGTCCGGCTCGTTCGGAAAGCGCCTCAAGGCGCTGTACGTCGCCGAGCGCGGCTGCGAGCCGGAGCCCGTGAACCGGTTCGTCAACGGCACGTGGACCGAGGTCAAGGGCTACTTCAAGCGGGACCTCCCGCTGTTCGAGCGCGTCTACGACATCATGCGCTCCGACCTCCTCGAGGTAGCGGCATGACCGCCCTGGACCGTCAGGTGGCGGAGACCGCGGAGCGGATGACCCCGCCGGCGTCGGTCGCGCTGACGGTCAGCGCGTGGGCGTCGCTCATCGGCTTCGGGCTGCTGGTCGGGCTCGTCGCGTTCGTGGTCGGTGTCCAGTGAAGGCGCCGGCCGAGCGGCTCGCGGTGACGCTCAAGGAGGCCACCGAGCTGGTCCCGTTCAGCGAGGACACCCTCGACCGCGCCACCAAGGCGACCGACCCGCAGGCGTTCCCGCCGCCGCTGCGCGCCAAGCGCGACTCCCGAGGCCGGCGTGTGGTCCTGATCCGGGACCTCGCGTCCTGGCTCGACTCCCTGCCCGACGCATGAGTGTCGCCGCGGGCACCCAGCAGAAGGCGCCGCGCGAGTTGCAGCTCGCCGGCGCCGTGATCCCCGCCCCTGGACAGGAGATGAAGATGGACACGAGCGTAGCGCACCCGCCGTGGTGCGACCCCCGCTGCTGCACGAGTGATGACACCGGCATCGAGGCGATCGTCGACCACAGATCGACTCCCTTTCGCCTCGAGCAGGCGGCTGGTCTCGCTGAGGTCTACGTCGCCCGCACCTGCACGACGTGGTCGGAGACGCAGGGACCGCGGCGCGTGGTTCTCACCGTTCCCGAGACGACGGACATCAACGAGCTGCGCGGGTTCAACGCGTGGTTGCGAGGGTGCCTCGACCAGATCGAGGAGATGACCACCTCGCTTCCCCATGCCTCGGTCTGCCCTAACTGGTGCACCGCCGACGTTGACGGCGACGAGCGGGTCCGCGCCGACCACGCCTGGCGCTACCACGGCTGGCACGGCACCGGGTACATGCGCACCCACTGGGGCCCGATCGGTAAGACCTACCGCACCCAGGGCGAGATGACCGACGCCGCTACCGGCCGGTCGCGTTGGGGGCGAGTCGTCGCTGGCCGCCGAATCGCGCGGACGGCGGTGTTGGCATGAGCGCCCCGGAGCCGACGTGCCCGGACTGGTGCACGGATCACGTCCGGATCCACGCGGGATCGAAGAAGCACACCACGGAGATCGTCTACGAGACGGTCTGGCACTCCTACCTGCAGCGCAATGAGGACCTCGCCGTGACGGTCGAGCAGTACCTCGGGGACGGCGTCACGGGCGCGGGCTACGGGTGGACCAACGGTCGGCCGCAGGCGCGGGTGATCGCGGCGAACCTAACCGCGGAGGGCTGCCGGGACGTCGCCGAGGCGCTGCAGCAGGCCGCTGACATCCTCGCGGCCGACGAGGGCAATCGTCCGCCCATGACGCTCCGGCAGGCCATGGAGATCTACATCGAGGACGCCGTGCCGTGCGACGAGCCGGCCTGTGCACACGGCACCGGACCGGTCTGCGACGCCTCGAACCTCGGGTGCCAGCTCCGGCGGCTCCTCACGGACCCCAGCCAGGTCCACGACCTCATCAGCGCAGAGCACGAGTGGAGCGGGATCGACCGATGACCACCATCGACATCAGCATGCCGTCCACCCCGCAGTGGGCGATCCGCACCGATGTGTGGGAGCCCGAGGAGGGCGGCCAGGACTGGTTCTTCTACAGCGGCGACAGCTACACGGACGCCACTGATCGCAGTGGGACCGCGGTCGTCGAGGCCCAGCGCAACACCTACCGGGCGGACGACGGCACCGAGACCAACATCGACACTGTCTCGCTCGCCACCAAGGGCGAGCCGAACCTCTCGCCCGACGAGGCACGCACCGTCGCGCACCAGTTGATCGTCGCGAGCCGGACGCTCGAGGACGAGGCCCCCCCGTGGGGCCAGACCGGCGACTGGGGCGTCGACGTCGATGGCAGCCGCACCCGGTTCACCGACGGCCTGTCGTTCGAGATCGAGGGTCACGACGGGTCGATGTCGGCCCGCATGGAGAAGTTCGAGTACCAGCCCGGCCCGGCCGGCGGAGACCCGAAGACCACCTACCTGATCACCACCGGGCCGGACGTCGCGTTCACCGCCGACCAGGCCCGTCGCATCGCGGACGAGTTCATTCGCTACGCGGCCCTGCTCGACGCCGCCGAGGAGGCCGACCGGTGACCGCTCCCGACATCAGCGCCGGCACCCGCGAGGCGCAGGCAGCCATTTCCGACCTGCTGGACAAGTACGACATCACCGACCCGCGCACCGCCCACCGCGACATCCGCGAGCGCTTCACACAGGCCGACCTCGACACCTACCGCGCCGCACTGACGGTGCTCTACGGAAACGGAGAACTCGGATGAGCACCGACGACACGAACGCATCCGTGATCCAGCTGCGTCCGCCCACTGCTCCCGTCGTCTCCGTCGCACCTCTCACGGCCGGCGGTCCGGAGGAGAAGGTCTGCACCCGCTGCGCGGCCGACTTCCGCGCCCGCACCTGGCACGTGGTGTGGCCGGCCGAACGCGACCGGCCCGTCTGCCCGGTGTGCGCCCTGTCTGACCCCGTCCTGCGGCAGTGGCAGCTCAGGGCGTCGGCGGCCGACGCGATCGACCGTGCGCTCGCAGAGACGGCGAGCCGCGACGAGCGGCGCCTGGTCGCGCAGATGCTCGTCAGCGACGTCTCCTGGTTCGCGAACTGGCGCACCCCCGACGACGAGGTCATCGAGTGGGACGAGCTCACCGCGCAGCCCGTCGGAGAGGCCGACGAAGACGACGAAGTCGAAACGTCCCCGAGTCTGACCGCGGGCGACGAGCAGCAGAGCCTCCGCCGGGCGGCGTTCCGGGCCGCGAAGATGCTCGATCGGCGCATCACTGAGGATGACGACCTGCTCGGTGCGGTCGAACACGCCTACGGCTACGGCACCAACCACGAGTTCGCGACCGCCGTCATGGCGATCGTCTGGGCCAGCGAGGCGATGGCCTGATGAACGTCGCAGCCCCCGGTGACGCCGAGCACTTCGACTGGTGCGACGCGGCCGGCTGCGAGGTGGTTGCCACGTCGCCGGAACGCGTCGTCGCCCACCGGACGAAGGCGACGCAGATCATGCCCGGTGTCATGCTCCGGGCGTCCCGCACCCACGCTGAGTGGACCGAGACCGACGGCCCGATCGAGATGCTGCTCACCGTCGATCGAACGCTCAACGCTGACGACATGCACGAGCTCGGCGCGGCGCTGTACTGGGGCGCCCGGGTGGATCGACTCACCGATCTGATGCTCGCTCGGCCGCGCCCCACCGCCTGCCCCGACTGGTGCACCGCGGACATGGACCAGCCCGACTGGCGCGGCCACCGCTGGCACTACGTCCAGGCCCACGGCTACCTCATCCGCGTCCACGCCGGCCGCGTCGGCAAGACCAAACGCCCACCAGAGCGAGTTCGCCGAGCCCGGCGGCAGCACCCCGCCTCGGCCCGCGCCGCTGGACCCGCGACTAACCGACGAACCCCGCCGGTGGGCTGACCCGCCACAGCCCACCCCGGCGCATCCAGGAAGGACCTATCAGTGACTCACTCAGCCGCAGACGCATCAGGCTCGCTGCGCCGCTTCCACCGACGTACCGAGCGGACAGCGCTGATGCACCAGAGCACCAGGGCCGACGCCGTCGCCACCACCGCGAGGAATACGGCCGACAACCCGAACGACAGCAAGAGCGTCGGGACGGCGAACGCCGAAATCCAGTCCTCATCGGACCCGAAGCTCGCAGCGCCGGCCAAGAACAAGTACGCGAGGCCGAACAGCGAGGTCGCCGCGACCCACGCCCGCTGTCCGACGTCGCTTTCATCCGCTCGCTTCGCTCGGAGCTCCTGCGTCCGTTCCGCAATGTGCTGCGCGAACTCGTCGCGGCCCCGACCGGGCGGCAGCGTCGACCACAGCGCGGCGTCTCTGGCGATCGACTCCCGTAGGCGACCCTCCGCGGTCATCGCCGGCCACCGCGACACCAGTGCGGCACCGATCACGCCAGCCAACCCGACCACTGCCACCCAGACGTCCACGTCTCTCCTGATCGGCGCAGGTCGCACGGTCGTGAGCGCACCGACCACGCCGAGCGCCGAAAGGAGCTCGCACTGATGGGACGCGACCGCTCGTTCCTGAACATTGCGATCTGGCAGGACGCGGACTTTCGCGCGCTCCCGCCGCTCGCCCAGCACCTCTACTTCGTCCTCTGGACCCACCCCGGGCTGTCCTACGCAGGCGTCGTTGACTGGCGCCCGGCCCGCCTCGCCCCGATGGCCGGCGGATGGACTCGGGCCGAAGTTGACGCCGCCGCAGCCTGCCTCGAGGCACGCCTGTTCATCGTCGTCGACCGCGACACCGAGGAGTGCCTCGTCCGCTCCTACGTCCGGTTCGACGGGCTCATGCGGCAAGCGAACCTCGCCGTCTCGTTCGCGAACGCCTACGCCGAGGTCGCCTCCAACGACATCCGCGGCGTCATCGTCCGCGAGGCGCAGAAGCTGCAGCAGCTCGAGCCGGACATCGCTGCTTGGAGGAAGGACCAGGTGCGTGGAGTGCTGTCACAGCCCGCGGTTGACCCCCGCTCCCGACCCCTCCCGACCGACCCGTTCACCCCCGGGCTGACCCCTAGCGTGACCCCCACGGTGACCCCAGTGCTGGCTACCAGCGCGGCGAATGCTGACCCCCAGCCTGACCCCGGCGCTGGTGTACCCCCTACTCCTTCTCCTTCTCCTACTCCTTTGCTCCCCGGTGTTCCGGACGCTGACGCGTCCGACGCGGCGCAGCAGAAGCCGTCGAGCAGGCGTCGTCCTGAGCGTCCGATCCCGGACGACTGGGCACCCAACGACAAGCACCTCGAGCAGGCCAGGGAGAAGCGCGCGGACCTCGCCTTCGAGGCGATGCGGTTCCGGAACCACGCGCAGACCAACGACCGCCGTGTCCGGGACTGGGACGCCGCGTTCCGCAACTGGCTCACGAAGGCTCAGCCGGCCCCGCGCCAGACGCAGGAGCCCGTTTCCGCGTGGGACCGCCAGTACCAGAGGGGACCGGAGTGAACGACCTGCACCCCGAGCGCGCCCTCATCGGAATCGCCCTCGCGAAGCCGTCGGCGCTGGACGGCATCGACGTCGACGTCGCGGACTTCGGCACCCCGGCCAACGCAGCGGTCTGGCGGATCATCACCCGCCTCCGCGAGCGCGGCGAGCCCACCGACGCCGCGAGCGTGAGCGCCGTCGTCGACACCACTCGCGACTCCGACATGGACCTGCGTCCGGTCGACGCGCTGTGGATCCACCAGATCTACAGCGAGGCCCCCATCGCGGCCACCGCGGACCGGTACGCGAGGCTCGTCGCGGACTACGCGACCCGCCGGCGCCTCGGGTCCATGTTCATCCGCGGCAACCAGCTCCTCACCGAGTTCGAGAACGTCGACGAGGTCGTCGAGATCCTCCGCGGCGAGCTCGACGCAGTGCGCCGCGGGACAGCCGACGTCCGCCTCGTCGGCGAGACCATCACCGAGACCCTCGACGCCCTCAGCCAGCCGTCAGCAGCAATCCCAACCCCCTGGGACGAGCTGAACGACCTCATCCGCGGATGGCGGCCCGGCGCGCTCTACGTCGTCGCCGCCCGCCCAGGCGTCGGGAAGTCGATCATCGCGATCGACGCCGCCCTCGGACTCGCTCAGCACGGGTACGTCGGGATCAACTCCCTCGAGATGCCCGAGACGGAACTCCACGGCCGCCTCATCGCGAACATCGCCCAGGTCCACGTCGGACGCATCGACGGCCGATCCCTCAGCCCCGTCGACTGGGACAAGATCGCCGGCAAGATGCCCGACCTGACGGCCCTGCGCATCAGCATCGACGACCGATCCGCGATCTCCCTCACCGACGTGAAGTCCCACGCCCGAACCTTGTCCCGCAAGGGCCCCGTCGCCGCGATGGTCGTCGACTACCTGCAGCTCATGGAAGCCCCGGCAGGTGACCGCCGGCCCCGGCACGAGCTCATCGCCTCGTACTCGCGCGGCCTGAAGGTCCTCGCCAAGGAGATGAACATCCCCGTCATCGCGCTCTCCCAGCTCAACCGCGGACCCGAGCAACGTGCCGACAAGCGCCCGTCCCTCGGCGACCTCCGCGAGTCCGGCGCCATCGAGCAGGACGCCGACGTCGTCCTGCTCCTGCACGAAGGCAACCCGACCGACGAGACCGACCTCGACGTCCTCGTCGCGAAGAACCGCCACGGCGCTCGCGGTGATTTCAAGGTCATCCGCGAGGGCTGGTACTCGCACATGAAGACCCGCGGATGGAGCCCGTCCTACCCCGCCGCATGACCACCCCGAACCTCGTCCCGGCCAGCGAGAGGCATCCCGTATGAACAGCACCACCGACCACCAGCACGAGTGGATCGACACCACCGCCGACGGCCAGCCCCGCGGCTACTCCTGCGCCACGTGCGCCGATACCGCGAGCGCCTGCACACAGTGCGACCGCCCCATCCACGGGCACCTGATCGCGTGCGACCGGTGCATCGATCGCGCCAAGACGTGGGTCCAGGACGTCATCGACGCGATCGCGACCGTCCCGTTCCACCACGCCGAGATCATGGGCTTGCGCTCTCCCCGCTACGACCGCGACGTCGTCACTGGTGGCGGCAACCGCGACCGCCTGCCGTTCAACCTCGACGCCATCGTCGAGGACGTCGAGGACGCCCGCATCGAAGCCGCCAAGCACCCCGACACCGCCGTCGACATCCTCCGTGACTGGGCCGACGCCTGGTCCGACACCCGCGGCGACACCCCAACCGACCGCCTCCGGTACCTGGTCGACCACACCCAGTGGGCCATCCAGAACCCCGACGCCTCCGGCTGGGAGGTCTACCGCGCCGAGGCCCGCCGCGTCCGCTCCACCGTCCGCCGACTCCTCGGACTGCAGCCCGTCCACGAGCCCGCCCCCTGCGTCCAGTGCGGCGGTGACGTCATCCGCGAGTGGCTGACCGACGGACTCGACGACACCCGCCGCTGCACCCGATGCGGATCCACCTGGCCCGACACCGACAGCATCCGCCACACCAACCACCTACGGGTCCTCGCCGCCGCCGTCACCGACCCCGACACCCTCGTCACCGCGGAACAGGCCCGACTCGCCCTACCCGACCTCAAGCGCAACACGCTGAACGTATGGCTCAAGCGAGACCGCGAGCGCGTCACGACCGGCCAGCCGCGCGAGATCCCCGAGCGCGGAATGGACGTCCGCGGAGGCCCGCTGTACCGGCTCGGCGACATCGCCACGCGCGCAGGCCTGAACACCGCGGGTAGCGCGTGAAAACGGAGCGCTAGTCACCCGGGCATATCGAAATCCTCGCGCCAACGATCCTCGCTGCGCTCCTCGATCACCTTCATCACCGTGTCGGGCAGCCCTTCAGGTGGACCGTAGTTCGCGTAGTAGTACGCCCCCCGGAAGTTCGCCGGGTCGAAAACCTCTGTCGTAGACGAGAACACGGCCTCGCTGAGGTGGGCGTCGCGGAAGCTCGCCGTGCTCACCCACAACCCACCGACATGAGCCGCGTCCAGGTCCGCTCCCGAGAAGTTGGCGTCGGTGAGAGTGGCGTCCGTGACCATAGCCACACGCAAACTCGCGCCCGAGAGGTCTGCCCACTCAAGGTTCGCTCCGATCAAGGTGCTGTACGAGATGTCCGACTCCGACAGATCAGCGCGCGTGAAGTTTGCGCCGGCCAGATCGACTTCGACGAGAGGGACGCCCGACAGATCGAGCCCCGCGAAGGGAAGCAACGCACTCTCGGCCATGATGGCCTCGCGAACGAACTGAAGGTTCCCTTGCACCTCCGCCTGCGCGTAGCGCGAATCTTCAATCCGCTGCTGCGCGTCCGCGCGCACATCCTCTCGATGCTGTTCGAACGCGAGGACCGTGCCCGCGACAACACCACCCAAGACGACAGCGGAGAGCGCCTCAATCGCGAGCGCGTCGGCGTTTCGCTGCCAGAAGGCCCGCACCCAAGACTCGGTCACAGTCCGCCACGCATTCGCGCCGAGCGCCTACCCCTTTGCCCATGAGGACGCGTCATGCTAACTTCCTTCCTGTCACCGCTCGATGGATCTTGCACGCCCAGAGCCAAGGCCCGACGCACACGGCGTAAGCCGCGAGCGCCGGGCCTCAGTTGTGAAGAGGCTCACGCCCGGCGAATCACTCGTGCTCGCGACCCACGGAGCCCACGTGCCTCAAACGGTGGAACGCGACCCAGGATCCGGGGGCGAACGCCGCGGCCACATGGCCGCCGTTTGAGCTGATCACCAGGTGTCCATCTACGACAGATGCGGCCGTCACGTCCGAGAGCTCAGTGACGCGGTCCGGCGCGCCGTTGGAGTAGTAGTTGTGCACGACGCGCACGCTGCCGAAAGGCTTCTCGTCGGCCATCCTTGATCCTTCCGCCTGATCACGCCACGACCGTCGTGGATGTCTCGAGGATCGTCTCAGCCACCACCCACATCGCGTGGCGAACTCAGTAGTTGACACCAAGCGGAGTGACGCTCGATTCCGAAGGCGTCCCAGCAGCACCCACCATCGACGGCGCCCCCGAGGCCGCAGGCCCCGACGTGCAGGCTGGTGCGGGTCAGCCCGCCGCCGATGTTGCCCAACCGCGACCAGGAGACGGGGGCCGCGATGAACTGGGCCTCGTACCTCCTCGGCGTCGCGACAGTGCCCGCTCTCGCGCTCGTCTGCTACCTGGCCGCCGTCGCCAGCCGCTGGTGCACGCAGCACACGTCGATCAGCTGCGCGGTGTGCCCCGGCCGGCCGCGCTTCGGTTCGGACGTGCACCTCGGCCAGCCCCTCTACGTCTGGCAGTGGATCCGCTGGCAGCGGCACGCCGCGAGCAAGCAGCACCGGACGCACCGCCTGCAGCGCCAGCTCGACCGCGCCGCACGAGACCCGCGCTTCCAGGCGTAGCCCCACCATCACCTCGTCGTCGCAGCGCACCCCGGTCCACACCCCACGAGGACGCGCCGGACGAGACCTGCACGACGAGGAACCACGTCAGTCGAGACGTCCGAGAAGCGCGTCGGCGAGCTCGTACAGACGCTCGCGATCCTGGGAGTTCGTCCCCTCCGGCACAAGGGCGACTTCCCGACCGTCGGCGAAGGTCAGCTGGACCTCGCGCACGTCCGGCCACTTCGTGTCCAGCCGGTCATCCCACGGGTTCGCGGTCGCCTTCACCCCAACGGACACCAGCCCAGCAAACGACCTCGCCGTCACCTGCCACTCGACAGGCTCCTCACGCCCTGCCTTCTTGGCAACGACGTCGATCAGCCGATCGTCGCTCACGACGACCGCGGCGACGTCGAACGTCTCCTCATAGTCCGACACCCCGCTGGTCTGCACGTGACGGGCGTCGCTTCCTCCGAGCAGGACGGCGATCGACGACTGGGCCGCGAGGAACCAGGCGCTGTCCTGCAGCTCGCTCTCGTCGCGAGCCGCCCACTGCCACTGCGTCGACTTCGTGAGCCTCTCATCCACCGATCGTGCGTTGTCGGCGAGCTCGTGCGGAATCATCTCGTGCTCCTTCGCTACCTGGTCCGCTCGGAGTCGGCACACGTTCGCCTGCCGACTCTCAGGACGCTAGCCCTGCCTCGTGCGGCAGCGGGGCCGAATTGCGGATCTGGACTGTCCCATCCCGACCAACCCTTGACCCGGCCGGGCGCCGACGACAGGGCCGAGGCAGGTGAGCGATGGCCCGCACACGCACGACGAGCGCGGCTCGCTCCGACACCCGAGCGCACAAGGCCGCGCGCACAGCGTTCTTCAACGAGGGCAAGCGGCTCGACGCCGATCCGGCCACGCGACACCTCGCGAACTGCTGGCTCTGCAAGCAGCGCATCGCGTATGACGTGCCGCCGAACACGACACCCGACAGCCACAACCTGGATCACCTGCACCCGGTGTCGACCCACCCGGAACTGCAGCACGACGTGACCGGGTGGAGGCATAGCCACGCCAGCTGTAACCAGAGCCGCGGCAACAGCGCCCCGTCGCCCGGGCTCGGCGACGAGATCGCCGCCTGGTGGTGACCGACCAGCAAGAAGCCCCGCGACTGCGCTAACAGTCCGGGGCCGTGACCGACTTTCGAGGAGTCGATGTGCAGCAAGGTACACGCCCACGCCGCATCAAGGCCGACCGCCGCTCCTTCGAGGAGCGTCTCGTGTCGCGCTACGAGGTCGACCTCGACACGGGCTGCTGGCTCTGGACCGGCACGCTCACGTGGGGTGGGTACGGCCAGATCGGCGGACGAGGAACGAACTTCGCCGCTCACCGCGCGATGTGGGAGCACAAGCGCGGACCGATCCCCGAGGGCATGGTGATCGACCACCTGTGTCTCACGCGCAGATGCGTCAACCCCGACCACCTCGAGATCGTGACCTACAGCGAGAACAACCTCCGCCGGTTCCGGCACCGCGAGCCGCTCCGGACGCCGAGCCTGTGAAAAATATCGCCCGGACCATCGGGGGGGCCGACCGCTGGGGGGAGCCGTCCTCTCTCCCCGGGGTTGCCGATCCGGGGGTCGCGCGCGGGAAGGAGTGAGGGCCGTGGCTGAGTTCGAGCGCGAGTCGCTCTCGGAGGGTCTCGAGCGCGCGATCGCCTCGGCCGAGCACCTGACGGAGCGTGACGCGGGAGCGATCGCGGCGGTGCGTGCGCTCGCTGCTCGGATCGACGCGTGGGACGTCATCGTCGAGTGGGCGATGGATGACCTCGCGGGCAACCCGCGGCCTGGCGCTCGGCCGGCGGTCCCGCAGAACGACAACACGTCCCTGCCGACCTACCTGAAGTACCTCGACGCGCTGCAGCTGGTGCCGCCGGCGGCGGAGAAGGCAAAGCCGGGGCCAGCGTCGCAGGCGTCGGCGTCGCAGCAGGCACTGACCGACATGCGCAAGGGACTGAGCGTGGTTCCGGAGGTGGGGTGATCGACGAGTGTCGGTCATCACGCACGGGTTCACGACGCCGCGGATCTTCACGAGGCCACTGGCTGAGGGTGAGCCTGGGCCGTGTGGGTGTGGCTGTGCGCTGAGCCCGGCGACGTCGCGTGGCTTCGAGGCGATCGCGTTCGCGCTGAACGTCCTCAAGGTGGTGCTGTTCCCGTGGGAGCGGTGGCTACTGATCCACCTGCTCGAGACGAACGCGGACGGGACGCTGCGCTTCCGCAAGGCGCTCGTGATCGTGGCGCGGCAGAACGGCAAGACGCTGGTCGCGGGGATCCTGGCGGCGTTCTTCCTGTACGTGGACTCGGTGCGGTGGCCTCTGCAGGTCAACCCGCGGGACTTCGTGATCGTGGGTGCGGCGCAGAAGCTCGACGTCGCGATGAAGCCGTGGTCGCAGGTCCGTCAGTGGGGCGGGCCGGATGACCCGAAGATCGGGATCGCCTACGACCGGGTACCGGTGCTGCAGGCGGCGACGCGGATGCCGCGGATGGTCAACGGCGAGACTGAGCTCGTCACGCACGAGGGAGCGCTGTACCGGCCCCGGACATTCGATGGCGCGCGCGGCTACTCCTCGGCGCGGCTGATCCTCGACGAGCTGCGCCAGCAGTTCGACTACGAGGGCTGGTCGGCGATCGAGAAATCGGCGACGGCGATGTTCGACTCGCTGCTGCTGGCGTTCTCGAACGCGGGCACGTACCGGTCGGTGGTCCTCAAGGACGTCCGGCAGATTGCGCACGAGTCGGTCGAGAAGCCGGGTGCGCAGTGGTTCGTGGCGGAGTGGTCGGCCAAGCCGGACGCGCCGCTGGACGACCGTGAGGCGTTCGCGCAGGCGAACCCGTCCGCGGGGTACCTGCCGGGCATGACGCTCGACGGGCTGATGCAGACGGCGGCCGAGGCGAAGAACAAGAGCGTTGAGCGCATCGAGGTCTTGTGCCAGTGGGTGACGCAGAACGTCGAGCCGTACATCGAGCCGACGGACTGGAAGGCCCGGCAGGTGGCGCCGGCGGATCTGCGGATCCCGAAGGGCGCGCGCACGGTCTGGTCGGTGGACACCTCGGCGGATCGCTCGACGACGTGGGTCGCGGCGGCAACGACGACCGCGGACGGACGCTCGTTCGTCACCGTGCGCACGAAGCGCGCGGGGATCGTGTGGGCGGTCGAGTACCTGCGGGAACTGGCTGAGGAGTCGGGTCACCGCGAGGTCGCGGTGCAGGCGCAGGGCTGCCCGTCGGTCGAGCTGATCCCGCTGCTCGAGGCGCTCACCGGCGACGACGGGAAGCCGCTGCTGACGGTGCACCAGATGGACCGGCCGACGTGCGCGATCGCGACCGGCCAGATGCACGACCACGTGGTCCGGGACCGGACGCTCGTCCTGACCGAGCAGCCCGACGTCGACCTCGCGATCGAGGGCGGCCTGGCGACGAAGTACGCCGAGAACCGTCTCTGGTCGCGTGAGGCGTCCAAGCCCGTGGACATCGCCGGGGTATGCGCGGAGACGTGGGCGCTGTACGCCCTCGAGAACCTCAAGCCCGAGCCGAAGAAGCCCGCCCCCCCGACGCCGCGCGCCGCGGTGCTCGAGGGCGAGTCGACCGGCCCATCCGAGGAGAGCCTCCTCACAGCATCGTTCTAGGGAGGGGGTCCGCATGGCCGAGATCGGATACCAGCGCGAGAGCCTCCCGGGGTGGACTGCCCTGGCCGACGACTCCGGCGAGACGAACCCGGCGCTGGTCTGGCCGAAGTCGGTCGACGTGTTCGACAAGATGCGCCGCGAGGACGCCCAGGTGGGGTCGGTGCTGCGGGCCGTGACGTTCCCGATCCGCCGCACCACGTGGATGATCGACCCGGCCGGCGCCCGCGACGAGGTCGTGGAGCTGGTGGCGGACTCGTTCGGGCTGCCGGTGAAGGGCCGCGACCGTTCGGCGCCGACGCGCACGCGCGACCGGTTCGACTTCGACGAGCACCTGCGGCTTGCCCTGCTCGAGCTCGTGTTCGGGCACTCGGTGTTCGAGCAGGTGTACCGGGTCGACGACGACGGCAAGGTCCGGCTGCGGAAGCTCGCGTGGCGGCCGCCACGGACGATCGCGAAGTGGGACGTCGCCGCTGATGGCGGCCTGGTCGCGGTCGAGCAGTGGGGCACCACCGGTCGGATGCCGCGCATCCCGGTCGACCGCCTCGTGGTGTACGTCAACGAGCGCGAGGGCGCGAACTGGGTCGGCACGTCGCTGCTGCGCACGGCCTACAAGAACTGGCTGCTCAAGGACCGCACGCTGCGCGCGCAGGCCGTCGGCGTGGAGCGCAACAGCCTGGGCATCCCGGTCTACAAGGGCGCCCCGGTGCCCGAGGGTCTGTCCGAGGCCGAGGCGCTGAAGTGGGTCGAGGCGCAGAAGTCGGACGGCCTGACCCTGGCGAAGGCCACCAGGGCGGGGCAGGACGCGGGAGCGTCGATCCCCGCCGAGGCCGAGTTCACGCTCATGGGCGTGACCGGCAACCGGGCGGACACCGACAAGCCGATCCGGTACCACGACGAGCAGATCGCGCGTGCTGTCCTGGCGCACTTCCTGAACCTCGGGTCTGAGACGGGGTCGTGGGCGCTGGGCTCGACGTTCGCGGAGTTCTTCGTGGGCTCCCTCAACGCCGTGGCGCTGCACATCGCGAACACCTGCCAGGCGCACGTCGTCGAGGACCTGGTCGACGTGAACTTCGGCTCGAGCGAGCCGGCGCCGCGCCTGGTGCCGGCCACGATCGGCGAGGAGCAGCCGATCACCGCCGAGGCCGTCAAGGCGCTCGTGGACTGCGGCGCGATCCGCACCGACCGCGCCACCGAGGAGTACCTGAGGCAGCGCTTCAAGCTGCCCCCGAAGGACGACGCCGTGGCGCGTGCCGCCGCAGGAGCCGAGGAGGCAGCATGACCGACGCCAAGCGGGCGAACCGCTTCTGGGGCAACAGGCCCCTGCCGAAGTCGAAGGCGGAGTTCTTCGACGCGATCACGACCCCGGCGCCCGTCGGCGAGGGCACGGTGGCGACCATCCGCATGTACGGGCCGATCGACTCCTACGGCGGGTATTGGGGGATCTCCACCAAGGACGTCGGTCAGGTCCTCGACGCCCTGTCGGACTCGGTCACCCAGATCATCCTGCGCGTCAACTCCCCCGGCGGCGAGGTCACCGAGGCCGTCGCGATCCTGAACATGCTGCGAGCCCACAAGGCCAGCGTGACCGCCGTGGTCGACGGGATGGCGGCGTCGGCCGCCTCGGTCATCGCGGCCGGGTGCGACGAGGCCGTGATGTCGCCCGGGACGCAGATGATGATCCACTCGCCGTCCACGATCGTCTGGGGCAACGCGGTCGAGATGCGCAAGGCCGCCGACACCCTCGACTCCTTCGAAGCAGCGATCACCGAGATCTACCAGGCGAAGGCTGGTGACGCCGACTGGGCGGCGCTGCTCGCCGAGGAGACCTGGCTCACCGCTGCCGAGTCCGTCGAGCTCGGCCTGGCCGACCGCGTGGCCGTGGTCCCCGACGCAGGCGAAGCCGAGACCGTCGGCGAGGAAGAGCCGGAGATCGTCGTGGTCCCGCTCGACGACGTCGACGACTCCGCCTTCCTCACCCAGATCGCGGCGTACAGCCGCGCCCCCAAGCCCCCGGTCTCGTCCGAGCCGGGTGAACCCAACCGGAAGGAGTCCGCCATGAGCGGCGACTTCAAGGCTGGCCTTCGCGAGCGGCTCGGCGTGACCGATGCCGACGCCACCGACGAGACGCTGCTCGCGGCGCTCGACGAGGCTCTCAAGGAGCAGGCCGACGGCACCACCACCTCCGCGGGCACCGTGGTCGTGGACGTGACCAGCAACCTCCCCGCCGACGCGCTCGTCGTCGACAAGGCCGTCCACGAGCAGCTCGTGGCGGACGCTGCCGCCGGCCGCAAGGCGGCGGAGACGCTCGACTCCCAGCGCCGCGACGGCATCGTCGCCGCCGCGCTCGGCGACGGTCGGATCGCTCCGGCGTCCCGCGACGCGTGGCGCGCCCAGCTCGACAAGGACGAGGACGGCACCAAGTCGCTGCTCGAGTCCATGCCGAAGAACACCGCCGTCCCGGTCACCGAGATCGGCGAGTCCGGTCCGGAGGCCAGCGCGGACGACGCGCTGTACGGCTCGATCTACGGAACCCCGAAGGGAGCCTGACCATGGCCGACCACCTGCCCCTGTTCAAGCCCGGCCAGGCCGTCTCGTTCGCCGCGACGACCGCGATCACCGGCGGCCGTGCCGTCGAGGTCACCGGCAACCGCCAGGTCGGCACCGCCGGTGCCGCCTCCACGAAGGCGATCGGCACGGCCGGCCACGACGCCGCCATCGGCGACCAGGTCGTCGTGCACCTCGCTGGCCCCGTCGACACCGTCGTCGCGGCCGCCGCCATCGCGGCGGGCGTCAACGTCGAGGCCGCCGCCGCCGGCAAGGCCCAGACGGCCACCACCGGCCGCGTGCTCGGCCTCTCGCTGAACGCCGCGACCGCGGCGGACCAGCTCGTCCAGATCGTCCGAGCCTGAGGAAGGGACTCTCATGCTGAACTACCCGATCCCCGCCTCGACGCTCACCAACGTGAGCGTCGCTCAGGCGCTGGCCTTCCTGGCCTCCCCGACGCTGATCGCGCGGCGCTTCGCCGAGATCCTCGCCGACCACAACTTCCTCGCCCACTACCTGCTCCGGGGCAAGTACACGATGGTCGGTGGCGCGGTCGCGTACACCCCGGACGAGGCGATCTCCTCCGGCTCGCAGGCCGAGACCGTCGCCCCGGGTGGCGAGTACCCGCTCACGGCGCTCCCGCAGGACGTCGCGGTCCTCGTCGCGGCCCTCAAGAAGGGCCTCGGCACCGAGATCGCCGACGAGCAGGTCGGTCGCACGCGGATGGACCCGATCGAGCGCGCGATCCAGATGCTCGCCTACGACCTGATCTCGCAGTTCGACGCCGCGTCGATCTCGGCGATCGTCTCGGTCGTGACCGGGACGACCGCCGGTGGTGCGTGGACCAGCGCGGCGACGATCGTCGCGAACGTCGAGGCCGCGAAGGCCGCGATCAAGGGCAAGCAGCGGGGCTACCGCGCCACCAGCGTCGTCCTGACGGACACGCAGTGGGCCGCGGCCGCGCCGGTGCTGCTCCCGCTCCTGCCGCGCGAGGCCGGGAACCCGATCCTCGCGGGCTCGTTCCCGAACATCCTCGGGGTCGACTGGGTCAGCTCGCCCGACCTGCCCGCCGGCTGGGTCCCGCTCGTCGTGGACGCCGACCGGCTCGGCGGCATCGGCCACGAGGACATCCCCTCGCCCGAGTACATCTCGCTCGGCTCGATCGCCGCGAACAACGGCTCCAACGTGGAGGTCGCTCGCTTCCGCGAGAAGAACGACGCCACCCGGATCCAGGTCCGCAAGCCCGACGTGCCGATCGTCGTGAACCCGGGGGCCGCCGTCAAGATCACCGGCACGGGCCTGTGATGGCCGGCCACGTGGTGACGAGCCCCGCGGTGCAGGTCATCGCGGGGGGCCGGGCGTTCTTCGTAGAGCGGGGCGCGGCCCTGCCCAAGGGTGTCGCCGAGGACGTCCTCGAGCACCTGCGCGCGAACGACCTCATCGAGACCGTCGCCGAGTCCGACCCGGACACCGACGACGAGAACGACGGCGCCGGTGACGGCGACGAGACCCCGAAGCGGCCCCGCGGCAACGCGGGCCTCGCGAAGTGGGTCGAGTACGCGCAGGCCCTGGGCCGCGAGGTCCCCGAGGACGTCGACCTGGACGCCGTGAAGGCGATCGTCGAGACACCCGCCGGCGAGTGACGAGAGGGGGCGGTGGAGATGATCGCACCGAGTGACCTGTCCGGCGATCCTGACACGGCGCGGCGCCTGATCGCCGCGGCGCGCTCCATCGCCCCCTGCCTCGACTCCCTGACCGGCGAGCCCCGCCTGGACGCGATCGCAATCCTCAAGGGCGTCTTGGCCGAGGTCCCTGCCGCCGGCACGGGCCGGATGCGGTCGCAGTCCCGCAACGGCACGAGCGTGACGTGGGCGGACTTCACGTCGGCGTTCACGGCGGACGACCGGTCCTCGCTGCGGGCGCTGTGCTCGACGAGTGCGGCGTCCGCGGGCACTCCGGTCGGGCACTTCCCGGTCTCGACTGTCGCGTGCCGCATCTGGCCGCCGGAGGAGTACCCGTGAGCTGGGGCGCGTTCTGGTACCCACACACGGTCAGCATCCGGGACCTGACGGGCACGGGCGGCATGGGCTCGACCTACGGCCCGCCACGCACCGTCGCGGCCGAAGTCATCGACGAGCAGACGCTCGTGCGCGACACCGACGGCCGTGAGGTCGTCTCGTCCACCCGGGTCACGATCGCCCTGCCGGAGCACGTCCCGCTGGGGTCGCTGGTCTCGGTGTGGCCGGGGCAGCCCTACGAGCGTGAGGCACGGGTGCTCAGCGCGGCCGTGAATCCGCACGCTCCGCCGCTCGACGCGCACCTGCTGCTGCGACTGGAGTAGGAGGCCCGCCCCATGGTGAAGCAGAACAACGCGAAGCTGACCGAGATCGAGAAGGCGGCCCGCGAGGCGCTGCGTGACACCGCCAAGGACGTCCTCAAGCTCGCGAAGCAGAAGGCGCCGAAGGAGTTCGGCACGCTGCAGCGCTCCGGCCGGGTCCTCGTCGACGACGTGACCGTGCGCGTGGTCTTCCGTGACCCGATCGCTTGGATCCAGCACGAGCGCCTGGACTACCAGCACGACGACGGAGAGGCGAAGTACCTGGAGCGTGCGGTCGACGAGGTGGGCGTCGAGGCCGACATCATCTCCGGCGTCCAGGCGAGGCTGCGGTGATGGACGACGCGGCTCTGACGGTCGCGCTCTGCGAGATGCTCGGCGAAGTCCCGGGGTGGCACTGGTCAACGACGACCGGGACTCCCTCCGGGATGGTCGGCATCATCTACGGCGACATCCCCGAGACCCCGGATCGCGCGATCGGGGTGCGCGTATACGGCGGCTCGGACCCGCTGGTGTACGAACCGGTGCGGTCCGTCCAGCTGCGCATCCGCGGCGCACGCAACGACAAGGACGACGCCGACCGGATCTCCGGGTTCGCCTTCGCGCTGCTGCAGGGCCGATGCCGAGTCCGCGGGATCTCCTGGATCCAGCGGAGCACGTTCGGCCCGCTGGGTGCGGACACGAACGGACGCGAGGAGCGGTCGGAGAACTACACCGTGCACCTGGATAACCCGGAGGTAGGGACATGAAGTCGACCGCTGACCGCTACCGCGAGGCCGGGATGCCCGCCCCGAAGGGCGAGGTCTACATCCCGGGTTCACGCGCCGCCCGAGCCCGATCCGAGGCGCTCCTCCGCGAGACCGCGAGGCGCGCTGGCGTGTCGATCGAGGTCGCCCCTGGGGGCTCGGCCCTCACTCCCCTGCTCGTCGAGCGGGCGCACGACCCGGTTGCCGACCCGGCAGCCCTGCCGGACCTTCCGGCGACCGCCTACGGCCCCGACTCGGTGCCGCTGGACACACCTGACGCCGACCACACCGAGGAGCAGTCATGAGCGTCGTTCCCCTTCCCGCCGGCACCACGCTCGGCAAGTCCTTCGAGTACGGCCTGGACATCAACCTGGGCACCGCGGGGTCGCCGTCCTGGCAGCCGATCCGGCGGATCAGCGCGTGGGCCCCGACCTACCCGGGGACCACGCAGGACCAGGCGACCTACGACGACCTGGGCGCGACGAACGAGGCGATCACGGCGCGGTCGTTCGCGACGTCGTTCACCGTCCAGGGCAACCGTTCGCTGACCAGCGGGCTGTTCCTGCCGGAGGTCGAGGCGCTGCTCGCCGCGGCGAAGGGCACCGTCGAGGCTGCGGTGGTCGACATCCGCTGGTACCACAAGCCGGAGATCGGCACCCCGAACCCGACCGACGCCGGCCGGGCGACCTGCCGCGTCGAGCTCACGCGCCAGAACACCGGCAACGCGGAGATCGAGGTGTTCAACGTGACCCTCACCGGGCAGGGCCCGTTCGAGTCGATCACCAACCCGTTCGCCGGGTGGGACGTCACCGAGCCCGTGCTCGCGTCGATCACCCCGGAGGGCGAGGGCGCCGGCGACCTGGTGACGCTGACGGGCACCGGCTTCCTCGGCGCGACCGCCGTCGAGTTCGGCGCGACCCCGGCCGCGGACTTCGTCGTGGCGAACGGCGCGACGATCATCGCTTCCCTGCCCGTTGGCAGCGCGGGGTCGGTGAACGTCACGGTCACCACCCTGGGCGGCGAGTCGAACGCCGTCGCGTACACGCGCACGGTCTGAGCCGATGCCCGCTGTCGACTTCGAGGAGTGGGCCGCGGTCGACGGCCTCACCCTGACGCTCGGGGGCCGCACCTACACGGCGCCGCCCCCGAGCGTCCGGGCCATGCGGCAGGTACTCGCCGCCGCCGTGCGCGCCGAGGTCAACCTGGGCCTGGTCAAGGGCGAGGTCCCGCCCGAGGTGCAGTCAGTCCTCGACGACGTCGGCCCCGACGAGCACCCAGCGCTCGGGCCGGTGCACGACCAGCTCGCCGCGGCTGGCACGCCGCAGGTGGTGGTGGACCGGATGGCCTACTACGCGGTCTTCTACTGGGCGCGCGGCAAGGCCTACGCGGACGCGCTCGCCAAGTTGCTGTGGACGCCGGCCGCCACCGAGGAGGCCGGTGAACCCGGCGCCCCAAAAGGCTGATCACCGCCGAGGACTGGGCGCCCTACGGCATCGGTGAGCCCGACGCAGACGGCTGGTATCAGGACTACCGCCCCGTCCCCGAGTCGATGCGGCCCGCACAGGTCGCGGCCGAGGCGAAGGCCCCCGAGGTCGACGGCTCGCTGCTGGCGATCGTCACCCACTGGCGAGTCGTCGTGGCCGACCTCGCCCAGCACTTCGGCGTCGACCTGTACGACCCGGCGGTGCTCGACCGCCCCTGGCCCGGCGTCCGGACCATGATCTTCGCCCTCCTCGACATGCCCGAGTCCCGGCTACGACGGGTCCTCACCATCCAGAAGGGGTGATCGCGTGTCGACCAAGGCGACGGTGACCGAGCTCGAAGTCCTCTTCACGGCGAACACCAAGCCCGTCGACGACGCGTCGAAGAAGGTCGAGGACCGCGCCAAGAAGATCGAGAACAAGCCGGTCAAGCAGAAGGTCGACGGCGACGCGTCCGGCGCCATCGCGGCGATGGATCGCGTCGAGGCCGAGGCGAAGAAGATCGTCTCAGCGAAGACGATGGCGACCGTCGACGCGAACATCGAGCGGGCCGAGACCGGCCTCGGGAAGGTGCAGGAGCGTCTCGACTACCTACGGTCCGTCGAGTCCACGATGGAGGTCACGGCCGACATCAAGCGCGCCGAGACCGCGCTCCAGCAGATCACCCGTCGCCGCGACGCCCTGGTCTCCGCGAAGGAGACGATGGAGGTCGACGCCGACACCTCCGGCGCAGAGGCGGCCCTCAAGTCCCTCCCCGCGACGGCCGAGGCCGAGGGGGACGAGGCCGGGCGCCGAGCAGGCAAGGGCCTCGCCGACAACCTCGACGGGGCCACCCGCGGGGCTGGCGAGCTCGTCGGCAAGGCCGTCGGTGGCGAGATCGGCGACACCCTCGAGTCCGCCCTGACGGCCATCCCCGTGGCCGGCGGGATCATCCTGGCCGCCACCGCGATCGGCAAGGCCGTGATCGGCGGCATCAACGATGGCCTGCAGGTCGAGGTCCGGCAGGACCGCCTGCAGGCGCTCACCGGGATCGACGAGGTGTCCGCGTCCCGGATCGCGCGCGCGTCCGGCGAGGCCTACGCGAACGTGTTCGGGGAGTCCATTGAGGCGAACATGGACACGGCGCGGATCGCGCTTCAGCAGGGTCTTCTCGACCCGGATGCGACGTCCCGGGACGCGCAGAAGGTGGTGCAGTCGCTCGCTGGGATCTCGGACGTGCTCGAGGAGGACGTGCGTCCGGTGTCGGTCGTCGTCACACAGCTGCTGCGCACCGGCCTGGCGAAGTCCGCCGACGAGGCGTTCGACCTTCTCGCGACCGGTGCGCGCGAGGGCGTCAACGCCAGCGAGGACCTGCTCGACACGCTCACCGAGTACCCCGCGCTGTTCGCGCGGCTCGGCCTGTCCGGGCCCGAGGCGCTCGGTCTGATCAACCAGGGGCTCGAGGCGGGTGCACGCAACAGCGATCTCGCAGCGGACGCGCTCAAGGAGTTCCAAATCCGCGCCACCGACGGCAGCGAGACGTCCGCCGCCGCCTTCCGCACGCTCGGCCTGGACGCCGAGGACATGACCGCGAAGATCGCCGCCGGCGGCTCTGGCGCGCGTGAGGGCCTTGACCAGGTCCTCGCGGGGCTGCGAGAGATGGAGGACCCGGTCGCGCGCAACGCGGCCGCCGTCGGGCTGTTCGGCACGCAGGCCGAGGACCTCGGCGACGCGCTGTTCGCGATGGACCTCACCACCGCGGTCGACTCGCTCAACGGGGTCACCGGTGCCGCGCAGCGGATGTTCGACACCCTGGCCGACAACGACGCCACGAAGCTCGAGGAGGCGCAGCGGAACATCGCCGTCGCGTCCGAGGGCATCAAGGGCGCCCTTGCCTCGGCGTTCGGTGAGCCGCTCGGTGAGCTCGCCGACTGGGTCACCCAGAACCGCGCCGGCGTGCTCGAGTTCATGCTCGGACTGGCGAACGGCGCGATCGAGTTCGGCATCGCGTTCGTCGAGGGGGTCGCGGTCTCCACCGAGGCCGTGGGGACCTTCGTCTCCGGCCCGCTGGCCGAGCTGGTCGATGGCCTGGCCGCGGTGCTGAACGGGATCGACAACATCCCGGGCATCGACGTCGGCGATGCCGAGCAGTCCATGCGTGACGCCGCCGAGTCGATGCGGGGCTTCGATGAGACCACCGGCACGGCAGCCGACACCATCCGCGAGAAGCTCATCGAGCAGGGACTCAAGCCCGCGCAGGACCGCCTGAACACGTTCGGCGACGGGTTCCTCGATGACGCCCGCGTGCACGACGCGACGACCGCACTCGCGAACGACATCGACGCCGTCGGGTACGCCGCCGACGGGACTACCCAGCTGCTCGACGCGTTCACCGTGGCCCAGGACGGCACCGTGTCCGCGGGCACCGCGCTCGACGAGCAGATCCGCGCGGTCGTCGCAGGCCTGGACGCGCAGACCGAGGCATCATCCCTCGCGGGCGGGACCCAGGCCGACCTCACGGCCCGGTACGACGAGGGCCGCGAAGCACTCATCCAGCAGCTCGAGGCGATGGGCCTGACACGAGAGCAGGCCGAGGCCCTAATCGGCACGTACGGCGCGGTTCCAGGCCGGGTCGACACGGTCCTGGCCGCGGAGACGGCGGACGCGCAGTCGAAGACGGACACGCTCAAGGGCACGCTGGACGCTGTCGGCCTGGCGCGGCCGAACCCGATCGTGACGATCAGTGGTGTGGCGGAAGCCGAGGCCGACCTCGCCCGGCTGCGTCTGGCGATGACGACGGTGGACAACATCGTCATGTCTCCCATCGCCAAGATCAACTCTGCGTTCGGGAACGCCCAGGGCAACCTTCTGCAGTTCAACGCCCGAGGCAACCTCAACCCGATGTCGGGCTCCCTGGCGCAGATCGTTCCGCCGAACACGTGGCGGGTCGTGGGTGACCGACCCCACGGCGACGAGCTGTTCGCACCCCTGGACGGGTCGGCGCGCTCGCACGCGCTCATGGCTGAGGGCGCCCGCCGCATGGGCGCCCGGTACCTGCCGATGGCCGACGGCGCCGTGCTCGGCGCGACGCAGACCGTCAGGGAGGGGCCGCTCGTGCAGCTGCACGTGGAGCGCGTGGTGGAGGGCACCCCGCAGGACGTCGCGGACGCCACGACGTGGGCGCTGACGAAGGCGGGGCTGTGATGGTCCTGCCGGAGACCACGATCGAGTGGGAGGGCCTGACCCTCTACGGCACCCGCGCGTTCGGCCGGACGACGTTCCGGACCCTGACCGGGTGGGAGGGGTGGGACGGCCGGTCGAGCATGACCGACCGGCCCACCTCGCACGGCGCGTTCGACAGCGCGGTGCTGGGCAACGCCCGCCGCGTGACGGTCTCGGGTCGCGCCGGCAGCCCGCAGGAGCGCGATGCGGTCCTCGCGCTGCTGGGTGAGACGTTCGTGCCCGCGGAGATCGAGGCGCCGCCGTCCGACCTGCGGGTCACGCACGGCGGCCGGGCGCTCACCGCGGGCGCACGGCTCCTGCGGTACGCCCCGACGTCCACGGCGTGGGGCGCCGGCTGGTTCGACTGGGCCGCGGAGTGGGTGTGCCCGGACCCGGTCCGCTACGGCGACCCAACGGCGGTCACGACCGCCTTCCCGCGCTCGCCCGGCGGGCTGCGGTTCCCGCTGTTCACGAACCGCCAGGGCGTGTGGACCGGCGTGCTGACGTTCGGGCCCCGGGCCACGTCCGGCCGGGTCACGCTCACCAACCCCGGCAGCGCGACCCTGTACCCGCTGCTGCAGGTCACCGGGCCCGTGCCCGTCGAGGGTTTCGACGTCGTCGCGGTCGGCACGGGCAAGCGGCTGCGGTTCGAGGACGCGTTCTCCGCGACGTCGGTCCTGGTGATCGACACCGCCACCGGCAACGTCGTCCTGGACGGCGACGGCGACCGCGCCGGCCGCCTGACGGTCCGCGACTGGGACGCCTTCTGGGTCCCGCGCCGCGGGTCCCTCGAGATCGAGTTCGTGCCGCGCGGGGCGATCACCGACGCAGAGCTGACGGCCGTGACCCGGCCAGGATGGTGGTGACCAGATGACGCTGTCCCGCGGCCTCGGGGCCTACGACGACGGCACCGCCGAGGCGCCCGGCGCCGGGACCACCCCGCGCGACGTGCGCCTCGCGCTCGCGGGTCTGTTCTCCCGCCCGGGCGTGCTGCCGGGCGGTGCGACGCCGCTGGTCGCGGGGACGAGCGGCTGGGCGTACTCGGTGGGGCGCAAGCACTTCGTCACCCAGCTGTCGCAGTCCGACGGCATGCAGCTGTTCAGCAACGACGGCACGGTGACCGTCGGCGCGACTGGTGTCGGCAGCACCGTCCCGGAGAAGCCGGCCGCGGGGCTGTCCCGCATCGACATCATCTGGGTGCGGCACCCGACGAACAGCGAGAACGGCGACACCACTTCCCAGCCGGTGTTCGGCGTCGCGTCGGGCACGCCCGCGAGCCTGCCGTCCGCGCCGTCGATCCCCGCGGGCGCCATCGAGCTGGGCCGCAACACGATGACCGGCGGGTCGTCCACGACGTCGACGGCGTCCGCCGGCAACGCGATCGAGCAGACCGCGCAGGTCGTCCTGCCGCGGACCGGGAAGTACCGGCTCGCGCGCTCGACCCGGCCGGAGTCGGCGACCGGCGCCGCCGGCGCGGACGAGGCCGCGATCTTCTCCTCGGGCGCGTTCGTCTCCCCGTCGGGGCAGGTCGCCGTGAACGCCGCGCTGCGGCTCGAGCCGACCAGCGGCACCCCCGTGAACGGGCTGTACCTGGTGCGGCTGCGCACGTCGCAGACGAACTTCACGGCCGCCACGCAGATCGCCGCGTGGTACGTCCACATGACCCAGACCGCCCGCGGCACCACGGTCCCGGCGACGGAGACCCCCGCGGCGGTCCCGGTCGGGCAGTCCACGACCCTGTACCTGACGGTGCAGCGGGTCAACGCCACCGGCGTCGCCGCGTCCGGGTCGGCCACGGTGTCCGCCGACGCGACGATCACCGTCTACGAGGACGCGGCCTGACGTGCGCTCCTACCTCGTAGGTGACGTGCGCACCGGGCGCCGCATCACCCAGATCCCCGTCCTGAACGGCCCGTGGTCGACCGGCCACAAGACGACCGGCGAGGTGTCGATCGACATCCCGCTGCGGGCCGCGGAGTTCCGCATGCTCGAGCAGCGCTGGCTGGGCGGCAAGTACCCGAACAGCGCCCTGTTCCCGGGCCCGGCCACCTTCCCCGAGCAGGCCACGCCCCTGTGGCGACTCGGCCAGGGGATCCGGCCCGAGCTGCTCGCCGCCGTCGAGCCGGCGCGCTGCTTCCTGGCCGTCCTCGAGGGCGACACCGTCCTCGAGGCGGGCCCGATCTGGTGGCACGACTACAACGACGACCGCGGGGTCCTGACCGTGCGCGCCGGGTCGATGCGCTCGATCTTCGACCACCGCGCGGTCATCGGTCTCCTGGCGTCCTGGCCGGGCGGCAAGCCGGCCCGCTGGCAGGTCACCTACGGGGGCCTGTCGCTGGGCACGATCGCGAAGCGGCTCGTCGCGCAAGCGCAGGCGTTCACCGGCGGCGCCCTGCCGATCGACTTCCAGGACGACGAGGCCGGCGAGCACGAGCGCACGTACAAGGGCAACGAGATCGCGACCGTGCTGTCCCGACTGGACCAGCTGTCCGGCGTGCAGGACGGCCCCGACATCTCGTTCGACCCGTACCTGACCCCGGACCGGCAGGGCGTCCGGTGGAACATGCGCACCGGCACGAACGCCGACCCGCTGCTGCACCAGGCCGGCGACGACCACGTCTGGGACGCGATCGTCCCGCGCGGGGGCCTGTCGGGGATCTCCGTGCGCCGGGACGCCACCAAGGTCGCCAGCCGGGCGTGGGAGACCGGCGCCGGCATCGACGAGGCGCTGCTCATGGCCTACGCCACGGACCCGACCCTGACCGACCGCGGCTGGCCGCTGCTCGAGTCGATCGACCAGCGGTCCACCGTCGAGGAGCAGCGGACCCTCGACGCCTGGGCCCGCGGCGACCTCGCGGCCGCCGCCCGGCCGTGGCAGACGTGGTCGTTCCGGGCACGCGCTGACCAGAGCCCTCGGCTCGGCACGTACCGGCCCGGCGACTTCAGCCGGGTGTGGGTGCCGAAGAACCACCCGTACCTGGGGCTCACGCTCGGCGGCGGCCAGCACTACCGGGCCCGGATCATGACGGTCCGGGGCAACGTCGACGAGTTCGTCGACGTCACCTGCATGCCCACGATGGAGGCCCGGTGAGCAACGACTGGTCCACTACACCACCGTCGGCTCAGCAGTTCCCGGCGGTGCCGGCCAGCCCTGCGGACGCCACGGCGGCCACGCTGCGGCGCATCGCGGAACAGGCGCGGGAGAACGCCCGCAACCTGCTGCGGTCCGCGGGGATCACGATCAGCGACGCGCTGATGACGGTCAGCCGCAGCCTGCGCGTCGAGGGCGACCTGACCGCGACCGGCCAGGCGCGGCTTCTCGCCGACCTGGAGCTCGGCGGTGACGGCGTCGTCACGGGGCTGCTGCAGTCCGAGAACTTCGTCCCGGGCGTGTCGGGTTGGCGGCTGACGCCTACCGGGCTCGAGGTCTACACGATCACCCTCGGTGGCGGGATCGTCGGCAACGCGGCGCTCGCCAACCCGGTCCTGCCTGCGGCGTTCAGCGGCAGCGGCGCGGGCTTCGCCACCGGCGCGTTCACGTGGGAGACGAAGGGCACGAGCTCGATCGTCGTTCCCGCGGGCTTCACCAAGGCCATCGTGAGCGCGAACGGGTACGCCCGGGTGACCAACACGAGCGGCGCGAGCGGCTTCCTGATGGTGCGCCCCATGATCCAGGGCGTAGCGGGCAACGAGGGCATCGTGCCGCAGATCAGCGCGTTGTCCTATGGCGCGGAGTCCACCAACATGAGCGTCCTGCTGAACAACCTGACGCCAGGGGACGCCGTCACCGCGGCCTGCCAGGTGGCGACGTCCCAGCCGTGGGGCGCCGACTCGGGGAACCTAGCTCGCGTCAGCGGGACGGTGACCTGGTTCCGCTGAAGGTCAGGGCGTGACCCAGTTGCCGTTCTCGTCCGAGTAGCCGTCGGCGGGGCCGGAGCCGGACCCGGCCGGCTGGCCGTTGACGAGGACGTTCGGGTCCACCGGGGCCGGGGCGGGCGCCTCGGCGGGGCCGCCCGCCGGCGGCGCCGGGGCGGGGTCCACCGGCGCGGGCTCCACGACGGGTGCAGGGGCGGGATCGACGGCCACAGGTGCCTCCTCGACGGGCGCCGGCGCGGGCGTGACCACGACCGGCTCGGGGGTGGGGGTCGGCGTCGGCGTGACCGTCGGCGACGGGGCGACGGTCACCGTCGGCTCTGGTGCCGGCGCCGAGTCGTCGGCGTTGGCGATCGCGATCGCCGTCCCGCCCGCTAGGAGCACCGCGACCGTGCCGGCGGCGCCCAGAACCATCCCCCTGATCTGCATGGCGCCGATCGTACGGCGCACCACCGACATCCCGGCTCCACCAACAGGGGGAACTCCATGCCCGACCGGATCGTTCGCCGACTCAACGGCCCGCGTGGAAGCGTGCTGCTGTTCGGGGCCGCGTTCTGCGCCGCGCACGTGGTGTCCTGCCTGCCGCCCGGCACCTCCGGGGTCGTCCTGCCCGTCGGGCTAGACCTGCTGGGCGAGACCGTGCCGCTGTCCGTGTACGCGGGCATCTGGGCGGTCGGGATGGTCCTGTGCGTCGCTGGGGCGTTCCGCCGCCCGAACAGGTCCGTGCGGGTCGGGATCGACGCGCTCGCCTTCGGGGTCACGGCGGGCATCACGCTGCTGTGGGCGGGGACCTACCTGCTGGGGTGGCTGTTCGACGCGGACCCGTCGCGGCAGTGGGTCCTCGCCGCCGCCTACGCCGCCATCGCTGGCCTCATCACCGCCGCCGCCCGGCTGGTGAACCCCGGAGAGGGCACCCGGTGAACGGCACCCCTGACCCCGGTCTGCTGATCGCGGTCGTGACCGGTGCGTTCGGCCTCGCCGTCGCCTTCCTGACGGGAGTCTTCGCTCTGCGTTCCCACCGCGACACCAACCTCCGCGACGACGTGAAGGGCCTGCGCGCCGAGGTGGCCGCGCTCCGACGCGAGAACCGCATCCTCACCGACTACGTCCACGCCCTACGCAACGACCTCGACGAGTCCGGCGAGGACGTCCGCCCCTGGCCCGACGGCCTGACCACCTGAGGAGCCCCCGTGTACAGCAACGGCCGCATCCCCGACTCCGCGCTGACGACGATCCCCGGCGGCGGGCGCCTGCTGGCCGCGGTCGCGCTGACGTGGCTGGCGATCTGCGCGGAGGTGTACCGGCTGCACGGCTGGACGCCGACGCCGACCGGGCCGCTGGACTCCTACCGGCCGTACTCGGGGAACTACTACGCCCAGCTCGAGACCTTCCAGCGCCGGTACACCCGGGAGTACCTGGCGGGCCGGCCGACGAAGACGTGGAACGGCGTCACGTACTGGCTGCGGCGCGGCATGGCGACCGCCGCGGTGCCGGGCTGGTCGAACCACGGCTGGGCGTGCGCGGTCGACGTCACCGGCCTGGGCGGGTTCGACGGTCTGCGCTACCGGCAGTTCGCCGCGGTCGCCGCCCGGTACGGCTGGACCAACACCGAGGGCAGCCGCATCGGCGAGCCCTGGCACTGGGTCGACGTCGGCACCGCGCACCTGGTCGCCAACGGCCTGTTCGACCTCGACGCCGTCCCCGGCGTCCCGACCGTCACCCCGCCCACCCCGATCGAGGAGCCCGACTTGGACGCCAACCAGGCGAAGCAGCTCGCCGAGGCCCACCAGATGGCCGCGAACACCCAGGCCGCCGTCGGCGACCTGCAGGAGGCGGTGGTCGAGATCGCGAGGTCCGTGCTCGCCGGCCGCCAGGAGCAGGCCCGCATCGGCACCCGCCTCAAGGAGATCGAGGCCGCGGAGGCCGCGATCACCGGGTACTACCTGCGCCACGTCGGCGAGCCGCCGAGCACGACGCAGCTGCTGTCCCGGGTGATGGCCGTCGTGAACGGCCAGACCCTCGCCCAGCAGGAGGCCGCGATCGCGGCCCTGCCCGCGGCCCAGCGCCGCACCGCCCAGTCCACCACCGCCTGAGGAGCACCGATGACCCACCTGCCCGCCGCCACGCCCGCCACCGGCGCCACGTCCCTGGGGGACCGCGGCGCGTCGATCCTGCGCACCGCCATCCCCGCGCTGTGGGGCACCGTCGTCGCCTCCGTGCTCGCGTGGGCCCTGCCCCTGCTGCCCGGCGACGTCGGCGAGGCGCTGTCCACGCTGCTGTCCTCCGACGTCGTCGTCGCGCTGCTCGTCACCGCGGCGATCGCGCTCTGGTACGCCCTGGCCCGCTGGATCGAGCCGCACCTCCCGGACTGGCTGACGCGCCTGGTGCTCGGGTCCGCCGCCGCGCCGACCTACGCGAAGACCACCCCCGAAGGCGCCGCCGTGGTCACGACCATCGACGGGCAGCACCACGACGGCGTCCTGCCGGCGAACGCCGCCGGCGTGCCGACCTACGACAGCACGGACGAGTTCGCCGTCCCGGACGACCAGCCCCGCGCCTGACCGTCCGCCAACACCCACGACGAGCCCGAGGAGGCACCCGGTGAGTGAGCAGCCCGTCCCGGTCGACTGGCAGGACGCACCGTCCACCGCCACCCCCATCACCGCGGAGAACCTCAAGCGGCACGACGCCTGGCTGGCGTGGCTGGCCGGGACGGCGCAGGAGTTCGCGAACCTCGCCCAGCAGTACGCGGAGGCCGCGGCCGCCCCGGGCGCGGACGCCGTCGCCGGCTACATCGCCGACGGCGGCTCCGCGGTGCGCGAGCAGCTCGACGCGCGGTTCGCCACCCTCGTGGGCCTGGCCGAGCTGCAGGAGCAGACGGCTTCCACCGAGGACCTGTGCTTCACCACGCACATCCAGACCGGCGCGACGACGACCTGGCCGAACACCTCAACCCAGTCGGTGCCGCTGTTCTCCGCGCCGTTCCGGCTGGCGATCCAGCGCGTCGCGATGCTGATGTGGTCCTCGACCGGGAACGCCGGCCTGTCCGACTCCTCGTACTGGCTGGTCGAGCTGCGCAAGCACTCCGCGGACAACGCCACCACGACGCTGGTCGCGCAGAAGTCCACCCGGCTGAACGCGGTCACGAGCCCGACCACGCCCGCGCAGCCGGGCTCGACGGGACTGGTCCCCGCGGGCACCGCGATCGCAGCGCGGATCCCGTGGGTGTTCTCCTCGGCGATCCTGGCCGGGGTCACGCTCGAGGCCGGCGAGTCGCTGTCGTGGAACACGTTCCCGGTGCCGACGTCCGGCACCAACCCGGCGCCCCCGACGGCGATGTACGGCCCGGTGGCCCTGACGATCGGATACCGCCCGCT